ACAGGTAGAACTTCTGATCCGGCGTCGTCGAGCCCGCACTGGCGTAGTCAATCTCGGCCCAGCCGCTGCCCGTCCAGACGAACAGGCGGCGCGGGCTATCGGTCGTGAGGTACACCTGCCCCGCATCGGCCGCCGTGGCCGGACGCTGCGCAATCGTCCCGGACTGAAAGTGAATCGTGCCATCGTCGTCGTGCGCATTGTAGGCGGCCACGACCGCGTTGATGATCGCGCGCATCGTGCCCGAGAGCAGCGCATCGCCACTCGACGGCACGGAGGTCGTAGATGCTTGATGGGAGGCGGGATTCGTCGCCATTACCGTTCTCCCAGCGCGAACGCACGCAAGTCCACGCGCGCGAACAGACTCTCAGCGAACCCGTCGTCCTGAATCGTCAGATCGACCCACTCGCCGTGCCCTGTGAGCGGCAACTGCTTCCGGTCGTATGCCGCGCCGCCCCAGTACCACGGCTGCTCGAGTCCAAGCGTCAGCGCGTCCCACACGCCGCCCTCGACATCCCACTCGCCAGACGAAGGTTCGGTCGGAAACGCGATGATCGCGGAGTCGGAATCAGTCTCGCAGATGAGCACGGCACGATTCGACGTGCGGAGATTGCAGGTCGCGTAGGCGTACCGATACGCCTTCTCGGTCACGGGATCACCGCAGAACAGGCGCCGGCACTTCGCGACGAGCGCGTAGCGACTGCCGCCCGTGCCGTCAATCAGTACGTCGTCAGCGCAGATGCCCGAGGGGCGTTCAGTGCGCCGAACAAACTGGTCCTCGTGTGCCGTCAGTACGATCGGCCGGTCGTCTGCGTCCACGGTCGGCCACATCGCCACAACAGGCGACGAGGTGTAAATCCCCGTGAGCGGGCCGCTCCACTGGCGCAGCGCGTAGTTGAACACCATCACGCCCAGGTTCGGAATGAACCAGCGCATCTCGTACAGCGCCTTGTGATGTGCGCAGCGCACGCCAGCCCAGTCCGCCTGGCTCAGCGCCGCGAGCAACGGCCGAATCTTGAACGACTCAGGGCGCACCCCGCTCTCGGCCAGCGAGTAGAACCCGCGATCGGAGAGGAACAGCGCCTCATCTTCGCGCCAGCACACACTCGTCGCGCAGACCGCGCCGACATCGGACGAGACGCCGCGCGTGCCACTCAGCACGGCGAAGTCGTCGGAGGTCCAGCCGGTGAAGCGCGAGACCGCCTCACGCTGGATCATCAGAAGTGAGGACCCAATCGCGCCGATCTCGACGATCTGCTGACCGCCGAACGTCGGAATCGCGAACGCGCCGCCACCGGAGCCCGTGATCCCCAGCGTATCGCCGTTGCCGAGTGCAGACCCGTAGAGGATGTTGTCTAGGCCCGTAATGCCCCAGAGCCGGTCGTTCTGCACGGCAAGGCGCCGCACGCTCGGCGTACTCGCAATGTTCACCGTGAGTGCCGATCCGCTCCACTTGTTCAGGAGCCCGCCATCCGCGATATAGGCGCGCGCTGCCGTGGCGTCTTTGTACGCCGCGAAGCCGATGACCCCGCTGGCGTCCAGCGCGCCCGCCTGCGCCGTCCACGCGATCGGGATACCGTAGGTGCCGGTATAGAGCGTGCCGCCGGCCACCAGCAGCTCGGTCGTCGTCGACGCCGGCGTCCACGAAAAGCCGCCCTGGACCGCCGCGCCGATTGCGCTGGCGTGCGTGCGCTGCGTCCCGCGCCGTTTCGCGACCGCGCCAAAGTTCGTGAGCAGGCAGTTCTCGCCCCGCACAAACTCGTTCGGCGCAGTGTGTGACGGGTCAGCCGCGGTATTCAGGCCGCCCTCGAACGAGCCCTGCGAGTCGGTCACCATTTGGCGACCGCCCCGAGAGAGTCGCGACGCAAGCCCGGCGTAGGCGCCCATTACCAGTGCCCTCCACCAGACCAGGAGTCAGAGGAATCCGCCGCGTAGATCTGCGGCGATTCCGTGGTCCGACTCATCACGGACTGGATCATCTCAGTATAGAGCGCGTCCACGACGGCGAACAGGTCGGCTGCGGCGCGCGACTCGAGCGCGCCCTTCGTGAGCAGGAGCGCTGCCAAGTGCGTCGCAAGGACCAACTCGTGCCCGTCCGGCCATGTAACCGCCGTCTCGTCAGGCGTCACCCCGGCAAAATCTTCCGGGTTCTGTGGCAGGTGATTCACCCATGCCGAGATGTTCCCCGAGGTCAGCACCGCATCGCCGAATCGCACGTTCGAGCCCAGTACGTGTGGGTTGAACACGACCTCCGTCACGGTCGCCAGCCGATGCTGGCGCACTGTGCGCTCGCTCAGGAAGCGGTACCGCTGGGACGGCGTAATGGCCGTGTCGACCGTGGCGAGTGCCACGAACCCGTCCGCGTCAGGCGAGACGGTCAGCTTCGTATAGCGATAGGCCGGGTCGGCATTCAAGATGCGGCGCCAACCCTCGTTGAACGCCAGGCGCATCCAGTTGTTGACGAGGAAATCGCTCCAGCGCGGCGCGTTCTCCGCGTCGGCCTGTTCACGCGCCGTCGTCTTGAACTGGACGCGATTCCACGTCATTAGGCGCCGCCCTCCTGCTCCTGAACCCGCGCAATCTCACGCAGCTCCTCCGGCGACACGGTATCCACCACAGAATGGCACCGGATGTCCGTGTCTTCGGCCTTCTCGACGAAATGCGCCTTGAGGCTCTTGGCCGATACCTCGATCCGGTTCTGCACGTCAGCCAGCGCGACATCCATCACCGCCTGTTCGACTTTCTCGTTGTGGTCATTCACGCGCGTGCGCGCGGCCTCCCACATCGCCGCAGGAGGATTGATGACCAAGTTCCGCATCGCGTACCCAGCCGCCTGCTCAGGTGGGCAGTCCGGCGGCAGGATGCAGACGATCGTGTGCGCATCCTTCGGCGTCACGCTTTGCCGCTGCACCCGCCGGCGCCGCGGGTCGTTCTCGTCCCAGAACCAGACGATGGCCCAGTCACGCTGAAACGGGAGATACCGCAGCCCGAGCAGCGGATGGATCTTCTTGAGCTCCGCCAGCACGCCAGCTGGCGGCTCCAACTTCCGACGGACTTGTTCGCCCGTAGGAAGGGACAGCCCGGAGAGGCCCACGGTCAGCCCCCTGCCGCGTACTCGACGACGACGGTGGGATTGAGTGGCTGCGTGTCGATCGCCGCCGAGCTGTTGACTTTGACAGCCCGGAGCCGGTCACCGCGCAGCACCGTCAGTTGCGCAGGCGTCAGTGTCGTCAGAAGCGGGAGCTCAACCGTCTGCGGCGGATCGTTGATGATCGACGCTTCCACCGAGACTGTTTCGGTGAGGTCGACCGCCACGCCAGCGCGCACTTTCTGAATCTTGATCGTGACGTTCCCGTCCGAGTCCAGCGCGGCAGCATCGGCGCCATACGAAATGCCTTCGATGTAGTCCGGCGTGCCGGGCACAGGATGGAACGGGGTAGCCAAACCCTCGTTCGCTGTGTCGTTCGCGGTCCAGTCGGTGAGCTTGTGCGGAAGCGCGAAAGTGTCCGTGCCGAACCGGCCGGCGTGGCCCCTCTTGCGGTTGTCGGGATTGTAGACTCGTGCCATTGATCATCCTCCCTGTTACGCCGTTGGTGCGGTGGGTGCGGAAGTGCGCCCACCGCAGAGCAACGGTCACGCAGGCCCTACCACTACACGACGTGCGAGTAGCGCGTGCTGTCCGTGTATCCAGTGATCATCCCGTGCGCGTTCCTGCGCGCGGTGCCGGTCTGGATGTACGCGCCCCAGCTCGTCTCGAATCCGTCGTACCCGTCCACCCAGCGCCACGGGCCAGCGCCGTTCAGCACGACGTAGCCGAAATCCTTGGCGTTGATCTTGAACAGGCTCGGCAGGTGGACCAGGTAGATCGTCCCAGCCGGACACCAGTAGTCACTGATGAACGGCAGGCCGGCGATCGTGATGCCCTTGTACCCGGCCTTCAGGTCCGCCGTGTTGGACAGCACGCGCTGGCCGTAGACGGACTGCACTAGCCGCTGCTCGATGCCTGGCGTTCCGATGAGGAGCCATTCGCTCGGCGTCTCCATCGGGTCCATGCCGCACCGGCCGAAGATCGACTCCTTGAGCGACCAGATGTCGTCCTCGGTCGGCAGGAGCGACGGAATTGGATCGGTGCCAGCCACAAGGCGCACCGCGTCCCAGCGCTCGTTCCCGGCCGTCGCCACGGACACGTTGTGCAGCGAGTTGTAGGTGGACGAGCCACCGCGCCGCAGCATGTTCGTGAAGCCGTTGATTTCGCCGGACTGACTCGTGGTGTCACCAGCCGTGGCGTTGAACGCCGTCGAGCCAGCCGTGGCGAGCACGAGGAAATCGCCGATCGTCATCGAGACGACGGACTCCGACCCCGTGAACGTCAGGGTGGCGTTGTCGCCGGAATTGCTGATCGCGGAGATGGTGACTCGGCTGTTGCCGGGGCCGCCCGTTACCGCGCGCGCCGTGCCCGCGTTGCTGACCTGATACGTCTGGCCCGGCTCCATCCCGAGTCCACCCTGCCCAGCGCCGGAGATCCCGTAGGGAGTCGACACGATACATGTGGTCAGGCCAGTCGTGACCACAACGGCCACGATGGCGCGGGAATCGCCGTGAATCATGCGCTGCAGGCCCAACTTCGAGGCGGTCGTCGCCTCCTTGACGATCTTCGTTGCCAGCGGCTTGAAGGCCGCCTCCTTCGACTGCGTGCCGACGATCGCGAGTCCGTCCACCTGACGGCGGACGTAGAGTCGCTTGACCGTCTCGCTGGCCTGCCGTTCGAGCGCCGCGCTCGAAGGCGGCAGGGCGCCGTTCGGGGACGAGTAGAGTCCACCAGGCTGGCCGACCGTGACCGGGAAGTAGGCATTCTCGCCGCCCCACCGGATGCGGTACCGGGACTTCGGCATCGCCTTTTCGATCTGTGCCCACAGGCGGTTGAGCACGGGGAAGATGTCGTTCTCGAAGGCGTTATAGACGCGCCTGAGCATCCCCGCGATTTCCGCGTCAGAAAGGTCAATCATTTGGGTCCATCCTCGCAGCAACGGCCAGAACCGATGGTCATGCAATCCCGGTCAGGCCGGATCGGTTGAAAGGGGACGACCCCCGCGGCTGCGAATGGACCGTGCGACCAACCCTACCCGGCGAGCACCCGTTCGATGGATTGCTCGATCCGTTCGTCCATCGTGCTTGGCGCCGGCTTCGGCTTCACGCCTTCACCAGGTTCAGCACGGCGGCCGATGGGCTTTGCGCCATGAGCCACACGCTTCTTGAGGATCGTGTTTTCTTCCCGAGCCCGCGTGAGCTTGGCCTTTTCCGCCTCGCGCGATTCGTGGACACTCGCGGCCCAGGCCGGGAGGTCGTTCTGCACGATGCGCTTGA